CCCATCCCAAAAGTCTTTCTGTTGATCACCTACAGCTTTTTTGTATTGATCACGAGCGTATTCATATTCATCAATCACAACTTCAACATCAAGAGTTACTGCTTCTGACATTTCACTTCTGCTCCCACACGGAAGGATCAAAGTAGTCATCAGTAGTAGCTTCTTCTTTCTCTTGTTCTTGTTCCTGTTTAATTACTTCCAAAAGATCTTCTAGTAACTGATCAAGTTGTTTGTTGTCAGTTGGATCCTGGGGAGTCATTTAAGTGCCTCTTTGAATGGCGATAAAAGAACCTCTTTAAAAGGGCGCTCTAAGTGGCCTCTGAAGGAAGACCGCTAGAGACCTTTTTAAGAAGGCCTTTAAAACTTAAAGAGGGTCTTTCTCAAAGGCCACTTAAAGAGGCCACTTCAAGAGCTGGCCTAAGACCCCTCTACGAGGCGTAAGCACCGCAGGTACCTTCTGTGGGTCCTTTCGACTTAAAGGCCATGCAGATCCAAGGAACCCTTACGGGCTGGATCCCTGACTTTTACGAAACCCCTACCTACAACGGTGAGACCTCCGACTTCCGTCTCAAGGTTCTTGTTCAAGACGCTGCTGAGATTGTCGAAGAGATCAGCGACGAGTACGACAAAGCGTGTGAGTGGTATCGGGATGCCACTGGCAAGAAGAACTTTTTTGATGCCCCGTTTGAGATGAACGAGGATGGCTCAGCCGTAATCAAGCTGACTGCCAAGACGGTGTATGGGGAGTTCCCTCTGCCTGTGGTGGACACTGAGCTGCAGCCCATTGCTCGTGATCTCAAGCTGCGTGAAGGCTCTGAGATCCTGGTGGCAATCAAGTACACCTACATCCCTCGCAAGAGCCCTCGTGGTGGCCTCCGGCTGTGCCCTAAGGGTATCCAGGTCCTGAAGGCTGTTACCACGGCTGGTAGCGACAGTGGTGACTTCGACATCGCTAAGGCTTTCAAGAAGCAATCAGGCTTCAAGCAATCCAAGCCAAACGTGAAGGAACTTGCTACTGTGTCGGGCGAAGATCCTGACTTTTGAGTAGATGGCCCGACGATTCCATAAGTACGGCAAGCGCCAAGCAGATGGATTTCGTTCGGGCTTTGAATCGCAGGTAGCCTGTAACCTGGCCGGGAAAACGAATTGGAGCTATGAGGGCCGAAGCTTTGACCTCCTAATTCCCCGGAGCTACACGCCTGACTTCTTCCTCGATAACGGAGTCGTGCTGGAGGTAAAGGGCTACTTCGATGCGGAGGACAGGAGGCTGATCAAGCTGTTCAAAGAGCAGCACAGTTCAGTCGACATTCGAATGGTCCTACAAAAACCGCATCAAAAGCTCACCAAAACCGGCAGTATGACCTACGCCGCTTGGTGTGATAAGTACCACGTCCCCTGGTGTGAAGGTCCCTCGGTCCCGTCCAGTTGGCTGCTATAGTCAGTTCGGACAAGGATGAAAGGACACTGACCTCCGGGGGTTTCAAGACACCCTTGGAGGTCTTTTTATGTCCCGCGTCGTGTCGCGTTTGTCTTGCCCCAAATGTGGGTCACGCGACAACGTTGCTCTTTACGACGATGGGGGTCAGCACTGCTTCACCCCTGGTTGCTCGTACCACCTTTCTGGTTCTTCCTCTTCTTTCCTCATGTCCCCTGTTCAGAATGAATCCCACACTGAGATCGACCCGGTTATTGGAACTTATCAGTCCATACCAAGCCGGGGGATCGGAGACGAGACTTGCCGCCTCTTCGGATACTTCAAGAGTACCTATGGCGACAGTGAGGCTTATTTCTGGCCCATCTACGACAAAGAACGTCGTCTCACTGGTTACAAGATTCGTAAACCAAACAAGACTTTTGTCCAACACGGAACCAATCCTGATAATACGTTTCTCGGCCAAGAGAAGTGGAGTGGTGGCAAGCTGCTGGTTATCTTTGAAGGTGAGTACGACTGCCTCAGCTACGCCACGGTACGGAAGAGCTGGCCGTGTGTCTCGCTACCTAATGGTGCTGACTCTGCGGAGAAATGCATTCGGAGTAACCTCGATTGGCTTCTGAAGTTCGAAGAAATCATTCTGTGCTTTGACAGCGACGAGCACGGTCAGAAAGCGGTCAAGAAGGCGATCCAATTACTGCCGCCTCGCGTAGGTAAGATCGGCAAGATTGAGGGCTACAAGGACGCCAACGAGGCGCTAGTAGGGGGCAACAGCAAAGCCATCATGCAGATGGTGTGGACGGCTGCTGAGTACGAACCCGATGGGATTATCAGTGGCACCAAGCTGCTGCAGATGGTCCTTGAAGACCCCAAGGTCAGCAGTGCTGAGTACCCCTACAAGTTCCTCAACGAGAAGCTTCATGGGCTGCGTAAGGGCGAGCTCGTTACTATCACGGCTGGTTCAGGGATTGGGAAGAGTACGTTTGTATCAGAAATTGCTTATGACCTCCTCACTCGCCAAGGTGAAACGGTTGGTTACGTCGCCCTTGAAGAGAACATCAGACGGACTGCTAGGCGGTTTGTTGGTATGGAGCTTGATTACCCTGTCCACATTGATCGCGGCCACTTCACCGATGCACAGATCGAACAAGCCTTTGACAGCACTCTTGGCACGGGCAGGCTATTTCTGTACGACCATTTTGGCTCTCTTGACCCTACCGTTCTGCTTAACCGTATACGTCACTTGGTTTCTGGCTGCGGGTGTAGCTGGATTGTGTTCGATCACCTTTCGATTCTTGTCTCAGGTTTGGACCAAGGAGATGAGCGTCGGGCTATTGATCAAACGATGACCAAACTCCGCAGTTTTGTTGAAGAGACTGGCTGCGGGATGCTTCTTGTGTCACACTTACGCCGCCCTACAGGAGACAAAGGCCATGAAAACGGAGCTCAAACCTCTCTTTCTCAGCTTCGCGGTAGTGCTGCTATCGGCCAACTTAGTGACATCTGTATTGGTCTTGAGAGAAATCAACAATCTGAAAACGATTCAGAGGGTACCGTGGTACGCGTTCTCAAGAATCGTTTCACAGGCTGGTGCGGGATTGCAGGGTCCGTGAAATACAACGAAAACACAGGCAGAATGTTGGAGTTTAAAAATGGCGGCAGTAGTAAAACCGCAACGTTCGATGATTCTTTTGAAGCCGACTTTTGACGTTCACATCTCGGAGATGAATTCGCTGAAGGTAACAGCTCTGGCTGCTACCGAGATGGCGAAGAGGTATCTACAGTCCTTCTTCAAGTCCAATGACACCTGCCACCAGCTCACCTACGACAAGCTTGAGGACCTCCTCGACTTCTGCTACAGCCGAAACCTCAAAGTCTGCATCGACGATAACGTTCGACGTGGAGACGGATGCTCTGAAGACTAGGGACGTTACAAAGATCCACTGTTGCGTTGTCAACGATGGATCTGGTTCTGTCCTCTACAAGGATCCAAAGGAGTGGTTACCAATACTTGAACAGGCTGATGAGTTGGTCGGCCACAACATTATTCAGTACGACATACCAGCAATACAAACGGTTTACCCAGAGTTCAAGCCGAGGGGAAAGCAGATTGACACGTTGATCCTGTGTCGGATGCTGTACCCAAACATCTTGGACACTGACCTCAAGAAGAAGTGGGAAGGGATGCCCATGCAGCTTTACGGGCGTCACAGCCTTGAAGCTTATGGGTTCCGCCTCGGCCATAACAAACGTCACGCCGACCTTGTGGACTTCAGTGTGCTAACTGAGGAACTGGCTGAGCGATGCATCTGTGATGTTGAACTAAACCTTAAGCTTTGGCGCAGGTTGCAACCGAAGGCCGACAGCATCCCTTGTGCCGTTGACCTTGAGATGCGCTTTGCACAGCTCATCGCCCTGCAGGAACGATCTGGCTTTGGTTTCAATGTTCAAGGGGCTTTGGAACTTGAAGCTGAGATCAACCAACAACTGAATACTCTCAGCGAACGATTGAGACAACGGTTCCCGTTCGTTGACGGAGGGCTCTTCACCCCAAAGCGAGACAACGCGCCAAGAGGATATGTAGCCGGTGCAGCAATGTGCCGTCTTACTGACCTCAACCCGAACTCTCGGGAGCACATCGCTTGGGTACTCCAAAACAGTCTGGAGTGGAAGCCAGATGAATTCACCGATACAGGGAAACCGAAGGTCGATGAAACCGTTTTGTCGAAGATTCCTGGAGCTGAGGATTTTGTTTCACACCTCACACTCCAAAAGCGATTGGGTCAACTCAGCACGGGCAACAATGCTTGGTTGAAACTAGTGGAACGTGACAACAGGATTCACGGCAGTGTGATTACTGTTGGCTGCGCCACTGCTCGCTGTAGCCACGTCAACCCCAATATGGCCCAGGTTCCTGCTGTCAGGTCAGCCCTGGGACCGGAGTGCCGAGCTCTGTTTGGACCTGGCTCCCTTGGAAGGGGGAGAAGCACCAAGCAGGTTGGCGTGGACCTCAGTGGAATTGAAGCGCGATGTTTAGCGCACTACCTCTGGCCGTTCGATGACGGCAAGTTTGCAGATGAGGTGCTCAACGGTGACATCCATACAGCCAATCAAAAGGCTGCTGGACTAGCCACTAGAGACCAAGCCAAGACGTTCTTTTACGCCTTGATGTACGGTGCAGGACCGGACAAGCTTGGTTTGATTACGGGTCAGGACGGAGCAGCGCTAAAGCGTAAATACTTCCGCAATATGCCTGCTCTGGCTTCTCTCACCAAACGAGTTATTGCAAAGGCAGAAGATGAAGGATTTGTGAAGGCCTTGGACGGTAGACAGATACAAATCCGGTCCTCACATAGCGCTTTGAACTTCCTTTTACAGAGCGCTGGTGCCATCATTAGCAAGCTTTGGTACAACACCTGCTACGACGAACTTACGGCAGCAGGGTTTACCTACGGCGTTGATTGGTCCTTCCTAGCTCACGTTCACGATGAAGTGCAATTCGCAGTCGCAGGAGAACGCGCAGAAGAGCTTGGACTTATTGCAGTCGGGTCTTCTCGCTTGGCAGGAGATGCACTTGGACTCCGTATTGCAATCGATTCAGAGTACAAAATTGGAGACAATTGGGCAGAGTGTCACTAAGACTTGCAAAGTCTGTAAAGAGACGAAAGATATTAGTCAGTTCGGTCGCAACGGTACTTGGTACAGGCCGGATTGCTTGAAATGTAACGCTGCTATGCAACGTCAGTACAGCAAGCTACGCAGACAGCAAAAGGATCCAGAGCTAGGTACCCCTTGCGAGTGCTGTGGGAAGACCACTGAGAAGCTGCACTGGGATCATTGCCACGGTAGTCACGAGCACAGAGGCTGGCTTTGCAACAACTGCAACACTGGTATCGGCAAGCTTGGTGACACTCTGGAAGGCGTCCTAAAAGCCGTGGACTACTTGGGAAGGGTCAATAAGCTAGGAGCCCATCAAGGAGGTGACGATGACCTGGCTGCTGCTTGACGCAGATATGCTGCTGTTCCAAGCAGTCGTTCTCGCTGAGGTTGAGATCGAATGGTGTCCCGACATTATTTCGACTCACCTACCAATCAAAGAAGCCCAGTACATCTTCAATGAGATTCTTGAAGCCAAGTGCAACCAAGCACAATCAGATCGATTCACGCTTTGTTGGACTGCTGATAAGAACTTCCGTAAAGACGTTGAACCCACCTACAAGGCAAACCGTACTCGTTACGACCGTCGCAAACCAGTTGGGTACCTGGCGCTTCGACGTTGGGCTGAGCAACAGTTTCCTTCAGAGTGCTGGCACAAGCTGGAAGCGGATGATGTTCTAGGAATTCTTTGCACTCGTCATCCTGACAAAACCATCTTGTGGTCTGGAGATAAGGATCTCAAACAGATCCCTGGTCTCCACCTGGACAATGACGGAAACGTTTACCACATCACTCAAAACCAAGCTGATGTCTATTTCTATCGTCAGGCTCTTACCGGTGATTCCACTGACGGCTATCCTGGTTGCCCTGGGGTTGGCCCGAAGACAGCAGAACGACTCATCCCTGAAGAGGGATTTACAGAAGCCTCCGCATGGAGAACTGTAGTAGCTCAGTACAAGAAGAAAGGTTTTGGCGCTGACTACGCCTTGACCCAAGCACGCCTTGCTCGCATCCTCCGTGAAACCGAGTACACCTTCGATGAAATCCAACTATGGACCCCGACTTCGATCCCATCAGACCAAACCACTACGCCTTCGACGAAGGAGTAATCGAATGTATTGATTACATCGAAAGCCACGCCTTTGATTTTGTTGAAGGCAACGTCATTAAATACGTCACTCGGTACCAACACAAGAACGGTACCGAAGATCTTAAAAAGGCTCGGTGGTATCTCGACCGACTGATCAAACGATCAGAAGAGTGGGACGCCAAATGGAGCAAACGCCCAAACATTTATCAGGAGGTTATTGATGATGCTGACTTCGAACTCCGAATTGGTTCGGACTTGGATGCAACGAGCGGACCAGTTAACCAATCCTGATGACGAGCAGCGTGAACAGCAGCTTGCGTATGTCGAAGAAGAGTTCTACGAACTTATGTACGCATATCGCAATGAGTCTCGTTCACAAGTTATTAAGGAAGCCTGCGACCTACTATGGGTCACTTATGGTTTGCTTCTTACCTTGGGTGTGGATCCTGATTCTGCTTTCGATCGGCTCTACACCTCTAACTGGTCCAAGTTTCCTTTCACAAAAGTGGATGGAAAAGTCCAGAAAGGTCCCCATTACCAACCCGTCGACTTTTCAGACCTATGAACCCTTACGATGAAATCCTGTCCAAAATTCCTCAAGCAGCTTGGCAGTATGTCGAAGCTGAATATGAAGAGGATGACGACGGCAACGGTTCAATCCAATTCTTCTGGGATGAAGAAGAACATCCCGAGCTTGCACCACTGTCTGAACTAGACGAAGACCAGTGGAGCGACTTTGTAATTAATTCCCTTCAACGAGTAATCGACGCATCTGAGACCAATGAAGCTGACCAAGGAAGCACTGAACCCAGCGATCGCAATGACGGGGAGAGTGGAGAGCTGGCTGGAGAACCCGACTCGTAGGTATCCAGTCTCTTGTACTGTGTTTGTCGTGGAAGACACGATGGACGAAAACCCTGATGGTCTGGAAGGCTCTTGGCAGTTTGCTAGCAAGGCTCTCCGATACGGTGCAGGGGTGGCTATTCACCTTTCTAAGCTTCGCGCTAGAGGCACCACGAATAGCCATGGAATGGTCGCTTCAGGCCCTTGTGGGTTCATGGAGATCTACTCCAAGTTCAACGAGATCCTTCGTCGCGGGGGCACATATCGCAACGGTGCGATTGTTGCGCATCTTGACGCAGATTCTCCTGACATTTTGGAGTTTGTTAATTACGATCGCACTCGTATTCCTTGGATCAAACGTTGCGTTAACGTTGATCCTCAAATCATCGACGAGCCAGACAAACTGAACGCAATTATGAACGCTGCTCGTAAGGGCGACGTTTGGATTGTGAAAAAGCAGTACGACGCCAATGGTGAGCGTATCTATTCCAATGTGTGCCAAGAGATTCTTTTGAAGTCTCGTGACACCTGCCTGCTGAGTCACATCAACCTGGGTATTACTGAAATCAAAGACATTCCTAAAGCCTTTAAAGATGGCATGGAGTTTCTTTGTGAGCTGTACACCCAAACTGGTGTTGATGAGTCTGGTATCTACAGCCGCAAAGATAACCAAGTTGGTCTTGGTGTTCTTGGTCTTGCCAACCTGCTCGCCATTGAAGGCGTGACGTATGCAGACTTTGTTGCTGCTCTGCGTCGCAAAAACCTTGGTGTGGGCTCTGCTGATACCAAAGCTGGTGAGATTGCTAGTGCCCTCTTTGCGGGCTTTGCAGAGGCCTCTAAGGTGGCCGCTGACTACAAGATGTCACGAGCGTTCACAGTGGCTCCTACAGCCTCTTGTGCGTACCGCTATGTGGATCGTGACGGGTACACCACAGCACCTGAAATCTCTCCCCCGATTAGCCGGGAGATAGATCGTGATAGTGCAACTCTTGGTGTGCAAAGTTACAAGTTCAACCCGAAATGTGAGACCGCCGAAGAGGTTGGTTGGGATACATTTTTTGAGTTGAACTGTGAGTGGCAGCGCCTGATGGACGGCACTGGAATGGCTCACGCAATTTCTATGAATTGGTGGTCTGATATGACAACTATGGACCGTCAATTTATGGCACGATGGTTGAACTCCCCCCTGAAGAGTTTGTATTACTCTCTTCAGGTAATGTCCGACACCCAAGATAAATCCAGCGCCTACGCAGCGATTAGCGACGTAGATGTTGAGGATTACCTTGCCAATTTGTTGGAGGGAGATTCCGCACCTGATTGCAATTGCGCCGAATGAACCCGTACCAGAAATTGCTCGCCCGCAAGCGCACTTGGACTCCCATTCAATCCACAGCTGGCAAACTCAAAGAGGGCTCGGAGGAGGTGATCTTCCGGGCTCTTGCCCTTCGGCACATGGAGCTGCCAGTTGGTGACTTTATTGATGAAGCACTGAAAAATGAAGTACCTAAGGCGTCAGTGGACCTCCTACGATCCAACATCAAAGACGAGGAGAAGCACGACCTTGCGCTCGGTTACATCACCAACGCTTTGGGCATGGATGAGAAGGCTGAATCCGAGGCCATCAGGCTTAGGGATGCATGGATTCAACATCCAGATCACACGGTCCTCAAAGCAATGGTGGCCGAGCGTGCGATTTTCTTCGTCCTACTTCCTTTTTTCCGTTTCAACGGTGACGCTGGACTGAGGACGGTATCTGCAGACATCTCTCGTGATGAACAAGTTCACGTTGCTGCCAATAGCCTTGTTTGTCGTGAGCTGGGGCTTAGTGTCTCTCCTTCTCTTGATAAATTGCGTAAGGCAACTATTAATTGGGTAATGCAACCCCTTGGTAGTTCCGACAACAAGTATCTGGACA